CCGAGATCGTGACGGCGCTCAAGGCCGTCGTCGCCGAGATGCCGATCAAGGTCGGCACGACCGCGACGCGCCAGGCGCCGGACGGCTCGCCGCTCGCGCTCACCGAGGCGGACCGCTACATCGCGGCGCGCACCGGCACGAGCCTCGAGGAGCTGCAGAAGTACAAGGCGCGCGCCATCGAGACGGCGAACGCGACGCGGGCCTGAGCCCCAACCACAACCCCCTCACGAGGATCTGAAACATGTCGGCACTCACTCAGGCTCGCAACACCACGAAGCTCGCCCCCGGCGAGGTCGTTCTCACGTCGCTCGATCTCCTGCAGAAGGGGAGCACGGTCATCAACGAGGGCGCGCTCGTCGTGATCGCGGGCGGCTACGCGAAGCCCGGCGCCGCGGGGCTCGGCCTCGTGGCCGCCGGCCGCGCGTCGATGCCGAACGGGCAGCCGTCTGACTCGACGGGCCTCGCCGACGGCGCGGTGCACTTGCGCGTCGAGCAGGGCGTCTTCGCCTACGCGATGGGCTCGGGCGGTGACGTCATCGCCCAGGCGAACGTCGGCTTGCCGTGCTTCGTCATCGACGACCAGACGGTCGGCCTGACGGATGGCGGCGGCACGCGCAGCGTGGCGGGCATGATCGTCGGCATCAAGTCGACGACCGAGGTGTGGGTCTCGATCGGCCTACAGCTCGCCGACCTGACGCCCTTCGCGGTCGGCTTCGACCCCGAGGAGATCGCGGCCTCCGGCGCCCTCTCGATCGTCGTGCGCACGTCGCGCCTCACGATCTCGGGCACCAAGGCCTACACGCTCGCCGACGGCACGCGCTCCGGTCAGCGCAAGACGCTGTTCGTCGTCTCGGTGGCCTCCACGCCCTCGGGCGTCGTCACGCCGGCGCACGCGTCGGGCTTCACGACCATCACCTTCGGCGCCGGCACGGGCAACTCGTCCGTCGAGCTCGAGTGGGACAGCTCTCTCGGCACGCCGGCCTGGAAGGTCGTTGGCGTCACGACGACCGCCGGCGGCACCCTGACCATCGCCTAACCCCACCCGGACCAAGAGGACACACCAATGGCCATCACGCTCACTCCCGCCCTCCTGCAGAGCTTCTTCACGCAGCTCGACATGAGCTTCGACAAGGGCCATCAGGCGCGGCAGATCTACTGGGACAAGTTCGCGATGCTGTCGCCTTCCTCGTCCGAGGGGAAGATCTACTCGTGGCTCGCCGAGCTTCCGCGCATGCGGAAGTGGATCGGCCCGAAGCAGGTCGACAACATCGTGGCGCGCGCCTACCAGCTCATCAACGATGACTGGGAGGAGACGTTCTCGATCGACCGCAACAAGCTCGAGGACGACGAGTGGGGTGTCTACACCGACATGGCGAAGCGCCAGGGCGACGCCGCGGCGAGCTGGCCCGACGACATCGTGACGGCCGCGCTCATCAACGGCACCACGGCCCAGGGCTACGACGGCACGGCGTTCTTCTCGGCGTCGCACCCCGTCGACCTGACGAACAGCGCCCTCGGGACGTACTCGAACCTGAACTCGTCGACGCCGCTGACCCAGGCGAACTACGCCGCGGGCAAGGCGAAGATGCGCTCCATCAAGGGCGAGTCGGGCAAGCCGCTCGGCATCCTGCCGACGGTGCTCATGGTGCCGCCGACGCTCGAGCAGACGGCGCTCGAGATCACGAAGGCGCAGAACATCACGCGCGTCGTGCAGAACGTCGCGGGCGTCGAGAACGTCGCGGCCGCGGCGCCGACGAACGTCTACCAGGGCGACGTCACGGTCATCGTGAACGAGCGCCTCATCGACGACACGGCGAACGCCTGGTACCTGTTCAGCACGAACCGCATCTCGCCGCTCGTGTTCCAGCTGCGCAAGGGCATCACGCGCGTCCAGGTCGTCGACCCGCAGAACCCGCAGGTCTTCAACCTCAAGCAGTACACGTACGGCATCGAGTCGCGCGGCACCGCCGGCTACTCGCTCCCGTTCACCGCGCAGAAGAACACGCCGTAACCAGCCCGGCACCCGGCTTCGTCTAGGAGGATTCATGCGCGTCTACGTCCAGGCCATCTCCCCTCAGGGCTTCCCCGAGCTCGCGTCTCCGTCGATGCACCGACGGATGACGGAGGGCCCGAAGCCCGTTCCCATGCTCGACAACAAGGGCGAGGAGATCTGGGACCCGGGCGAGGGGCGGTTCTTCCCGACGGCGAAGCCGGGGCGCGAAGTCGAGGTGCTCGAGCAGGACGAGGACCCGACCGAGATCGAGATCGAGGTGCCGAACGGCACGACCGGGCGGCAGGACAAGGTCAAGCGCCCCGATCCCGCGCGGATGGGGCGGAAGTCCTACCAGGCCATCCTCGACGATCAGCGCTTCCGCGTCGTGCAGACCGAGAACATTGATTCGCGCGCCGCGGACGCTTCGGTCGCGGCCGCGCGCGCCGAGGTCTCACGCTTGGCGGCCGCGCTCTCGGATGCGAAGGTGGCGCTCGCCACGCTGCAGTCCGAGCACGACGCGCTCAAGGACGAGCACGCCGAGGTGGTCGCGCAGCTCGAGGCGGCCACGGCGCCCGCGCCGGTCCAGGCCCCCACCGAGACGAAGGGCGGCCCGCCCTCGGCGCCCACGACGACGGTCCAGGTCCCCGGCAAGGAGACGCCGCCCTCGGCGTAACCAGGCGTGCCGGATCCCGTCTACGCCGAGATCTCCGACCTCGCCGCGTTCGGCATCAACCCGAACGCGACGAAGGGCATGGATCCGACTGCCATCGCGAAGATGCTCTCGGCCGCCTCGCGGAAGGTCGACGGCGCGCTGCGCCCGCAGTTCAAGCTGCCGCTGCTCGCGTGGGGAGACGAGATCAAGGAGGCGGTGTGCATCATCGTCGCCTACGGCGTCATGAGCGCGAGGGGTTTCAACCCCGAGAACGGCGCCGACAAGAACATCCGCGATCGCTACATCGACATCGTCGGCGATCCGCGGGTCCAGGGCAGCGGATGGCTCGCGGCCGTGGCGAAGGGGACGATGATCCCAAGCGTCACGGACAGCGCGTCCGGCAGCGTCGAGGGGCGGCCGTCGGCGCGCCCGCTCATGACGAGCTCGAGCCAGCGCGGCTGGTCTGACCCCGGCGGTTACAACTGCGGCGGCGCGCCGTTCACGGGGCGCTGACCATGGGCGTCACCGAGACGAACCCGGGCGCCCTCGCGGAGCTGACCCGCAAGGTGCGATCCCTGCAGGGCGCGGGCTTCAAGACGGAGCTCGCCCAGATCCTCGCCGCGGAGGCGCTACACCAGGTAGAGGAGGGCTTCCTCGCCGAGCGCGACCCGTCCGGCCGCCCGTGGGCGCGCTTCTCGAAGAACACGCGACGCCGGCGCGGTTCGATGTCCGCGGCGAAACTGCTGCGCGACACGGGCCGCATGTTCAACAGCCGCGCGGCGGCGCCGACGGCGGGCGGCTTTCGTCTCTCGCTCACCGCGGAGTATGCGGCCGCGCACCAGTACGGCACGAAGACCATCCCCCGCCGCCAGATGGTGCCCGAGAAGGACACCGGCGGCCTCGGCCCGATCTGGCTCGAGGCGTTCAACCGCGAGGCCGACTCGCTCATGCGCCGCCGCATGGGGAAGGCCGCCTGATGGGCATGATCGACGCCATCTCCGGTGTGGAGGCGCGGCTCGCCGTGCTCCTCGGCGCCCTGACGCCGCCCCATGAGGTGCCGGTGTTCCGCTTCGGCGAGAGCGATCTCGGCCTGCAGGACTCGCCCCCGTGCATCACCTGGGTCCCCCGGCACGGACCCGTGCGCGGGCCGAACGGCCTCGGCGGCGACGGCGTGAAGTTCCCGCGCCCGCTGCACTCGCGCGAGCTCCTCTTCGAGGTGCACGTTTGGGTCGCCGCTTCGTCCGTCGACGGCGCCGGCGCGGGCCAGCGCGGCGACATGCCCGCCTGCGAGACGATGTGCCAGCACTTCATCGCCGCGCTGCACGACACGCTCACCCAGGGCAGCTACGACGTCGTGTCGGAGGACTGGCTCACGGGCGCCGCCGAGACGAACAAGCTCGGCGTCATCTGCGTCCTCGGCGTGATCATCCGCACGCCGTTCGTTCGCGAGGCCGAGCCGATGCGCACGATCACCGACTTCCCCGAGACGCCCGTCATCGTGGCGCAGCACTGAGGAGACGATCCATGAACGACGCAGACAACATCGACACCAGCGCCGAAGCCCACTTCGTCGACGAGGCGCCCGCGCCCCAGGTCGCGCGCGTGCAGACGGTCGAGGCGTGGGCCACGGAGAAGAAGCTCCTGCCGGCGTTCTTCCCGCCGCCCGCCTTCCGCGCGCCCAAGGGCGCCGCCGGCCCCGGCGGCTTCGCGCGCGTGGTCATGAGCGGCCTTTCGGGGCCGGTGCCGAACCGCCACGCCTGGAAGTTCGCGGTCGCGCGCATCGGCGAGCTCTGGCCCGAGGGCAAGGAGATGACCGAGGCCGAGTTCGACGCCGCCGTCGAGAAGCACACCAACCACGTCTGTCGCTGAGGTAACCCACCATGGCTCTCCCCGACGTCTCAATCACCGTCCAGTCCGGCGCCCTCGGCCAGGTCCCGCCCTCCACGGCGGGCGCGCAGTTCAAGACGGGCGTCTGCTCCGCCGGCGTGGTCGGCACGATGTACACGCTCTCGAGCATCGCGGCGGCGCGCGCCGCGCTCGGGCAGGGCCCCCTCGTCGAGGCGGTGTGCCAGGTCCTCGCCGTGGGCGGCGGGCCGGTCTACGCCATGCCCATCAACCCGAGCTCCGCCGGGTCGGCCGGTTCCGTGACGCACACGGGCCCCGGCGCCGGGACGGTGTCCGTGGCGTTCGCGCCCGCGCAGTCGATCGCCATCAAGATCGTGCTGGGCGGCGTCCTCGCCACGGCCACGTACCAGATCTCTCTCGGCGGCGGCGCCTACGGTCCGGTCATCACGACCGCCGTCGGCGCGCAGGCCGTCGCGGGCACGCTCACGAACATCACGCTCGCCGCGGGCACCTACGTCGCGAACGACGTCTACACCATCTCGACGCTCGGCGTGGTCACCCTCGTCGGCTCGGGCCCGGCGGCCTCGAACGTTACGTTCACCTCGAGCCCGCTCGATCTCTACGACGTGCTCACCACGATCGTCGCCGGCGGCGCGCTCGGCACGGCGACCTTCACGCTCTCCGTCGACGGCGGCAACAACACCGGCGGCCAGATCGCGACGCCGGGCGGCGGCAAGTACGCCATCCCCAACACCGGGATCGTGCTGACGTTCGCCTCGACCTTCACGGCGGGCGACACCTACGAGTTCGTGACCGTGAAGGCCGGGTACAGCGGCTCGGACGTCACCAGCGCCTTCACGACCGCGCTCGGCCTGGCCTTCCGGTGGGGCTTCGCCCACCTCGTCGGGCGCCCCACGACGAGCTCGGCGGCCGCCACCATCGCCGCCACCGTCGACGGCCTCATGACCACGGCGAAGACGGCCTACCGCTTCGTGTGGACGATCACCGAGTGCCCGGTCACCGAGACCGACTCGACGATCACCACGGCCTTCGCCTCGTTCCTGTCTGACCGCGTCGCGGTGGCGGCCTGCGACGTTGGCCTCATCTCGGCGATCGACGCCCGCATCGAGCGCCGTTCGATGGCCTGGGTGCTCGCCGCCCACTGCTCGGTCATCAGCGCGGCCGAGGATCCCGGTTTCGTGGGTACGACCTCGCCGGTCAAAAACGTCGTGTCGATCTACCCGAACGGCGGCTCGACGGTGTGGGATCCGACCACGCTCGACGCGAACCGCTTCAACACGATGCGGACCTTC